CACATACAAATACATCATCTTCACCTGTAGAGGAGGGGAGAGCACAACCACTCTCAAAAGAGCCGTTAGTCACTGTTCTGCCCCAACCCACAACTTCCTGTGTACGTTCATATGTCAGAGCCGCAATGTCTCCATTACCTTTAACACAATGGATGATTTGGTCTGGTTGCTTCTGTAGGAACATTTCAACCACTCCACCCTCAGTCACCTGTTCACTTAGAATGGTGATGTCGTTGGAGCGGTAGTTTTCCTCTTCCCAATTATAAATCATTTCACGGATCTTACGTCCGCTCTTCTGTGCATAAACCACAACATCATTTGTCAACACACCTTGAATGTATTCAGAGCCAAACTCAGACTGTGACGGTGTGTTAATGGTGTCAACGTTGATGTTCTCTCGGTCGTCCACACTCTGTATGGTCATCGCACCACCTGATGTGCCTAGACGTACCACCTTCTTGCTTACCATCCATTGAGCAGGCTCTGGTGAGTCAGGAACACGCTTGATTGAGCTGTCAACCTGCGTGCCTTGTAAGAAGTTGAAGTAGTCTCCCGATACGGAGGCGTAAATTGTTGCTGGCTCAAGGTTTGTTCCACAGAACCATAAGCGGTCTTCATGGAACGTCACAGTGCGAGGATGCCCACGGAAGTCACTAAAGGCTCCCTCAGTCCAACGCTTGGTTGTGTCTGTTGAGCCAAGGTCATTAATAACGTCTGCCGTTACGGTGTGTGCATCGGTGACAACAGTGATTTTAACCAAGCCCTCAATGTAAGGGTTCTCAGCGTAAAGGTTGTAGTTTAGGGTTCCAGAGCTACGAACGAAGTTTATCCGAAGTTTTGTGTTAGCTCCAGCAGGGGTCTCGCTATCTAAAGAGAAGTTCTTCCCAGCAACGTTGGTTGTGTCGCCAACAATAGCTAGCTTCTCATAGTCTCCACCATCAACACTCTGCCAAATCTCAACCAAGCCGTTCCATGAGCCGTCAGATGTAAACTTCCAGTCTGAGAAGGAAACATCCAACACCTCGGTGTCCAGCTCTGTAACATTCACAACGCCTGTGATGCTCTGCTGTGCTGGGGTGCGTTCGTGACGTATGCGCCAATAGCTCCCAACATGACCAGCGTCAAACAAGTCCTCAGTGACATTTCCAAGGCTATCACTCCAAGAGTCAATGGTGATGCCTGTGCCTGTAGTGGCACTAGCCTCCAACCACACATCCTCTTCATTCTGCTCAAGCAAGGGTGGGTATGTCCAGTCCATCTCAGCCATTGAGAAGGTAGGGGTGGTTGTAAGGCGACTAAGCACCTGCACAGGGGCCACACCGTTCACAAGGAACATGAGGTCATATCTCTGTGCAAACTGTAGCTGTCGGACGTTAGCAAGCGCGTATGGTATGGTACCAGTTACGTCTGTTGCTGTTCCGTCTGACTCGTAAGCTCGACAGTAGGCCTCCCCAAACTCTAGGGCATAGCTCTGATCCGACGAGAACTTGAAAGGAACAAGCCGTACCGCTGTGTTGTTTTTAGTCTGGGCTAAGTATTTAGTTCCAGTCCTACGCTCCACCCCGCCTTGGGGAAGAGCATAGAAGTTTTCTAGTAGGCGGCAACCATTACGGTAAAGCTCCAGACCAGTGCGGCCGTTCATTTTTTCGGATAGCTCGCCTGAGTTGAAGGATGATAGGTAATTAATTGCCATAAAGCTGTGTTCCTTAGTCTACCAATGTTTGCAATACCTTGATAAACGGATAGTATTTAGATTTCTTGCCAATCATCTTGATTCCAAGAAGGGCTTTTTCAGCAGTCATGCCATCTTTCATCAAAACCTTTATAACGTCCTGAGACTCTTTAAGCAGGTCTTTGGCGGAGGTAACGACCTCTTTGACCTCTTCCACTACTGAAGCCTCAACTGAGGATAGAGCGTCAATCTCTTTATCCTGCTCCTCGACTAGCATGGCTGGGGCGTCAGGGACAGCCTGAGCCCAATGCGTAAGCCCTGTGCGCTTCTTGGCGTCAGCTAGGGTGATTTCGTTTAGTTCGGCGTATTGTTTTAAGTTCATACTCTCTCTCTCGGTTAGTTATATGTGTATCTGCGAGCCGTAATCCACTGACTCTCTGGGAGCTGTAGATCATAGTTCTCAAATGTGTCAATGCTTCTTGCTTCGGGGAGTATCACTTGATACAGCTCATTAGTCAAGCGTTGGGCCATGTTGTCGTCCTGCTGAAGCGGTACAGCTAGTTTTGATGCTAAGAGGCATATAAGAGCCTTCGAAGCTAAAGGGTCAAGGTTTCCGACGTTTTCAGGACGTGCTATGTAACGGATGTAGATCTGGGCATAGTCACACAAGATTTTGCCTCCCTCAACCACCCATTCAATGTCGTCAGATTGGAAGTTTACATCATCGGTAATGGTGAGAAGTCTGATGTAGTCGTTAGGAAGCTCAAATTCACCTGCATATTTCCAGTCAGGAACAGAGGTGAGCTTGTTGGGTGTGGCCCGCTTTGTACAGCAGTTCCACTGATAGAGCCGTAGAAGCTCGTCTAAAGATTGGTCGAATAGCACGTTGCATAGCAAGGCTGTTTCAACAGTTCCCTCAGTGCTGTTAATGTCTACGTCTAAGGACGCAACAATATCAGCTCCAACTTTTAGGAGGGCGTGGTTACAAATGTCTGTTTTACTTAGTGCCATAGGCTCTCCTGAAAAGGTGGGGACTTACACTGGGCGAGAGGAACCCAGATGCCCCAGATATGATTTAGATGTACTCAATAACACCAGAGATGAGCTTAGCGGCAACAACCGTCCCAGCATCAAACCCTAGATAGACAAGTCCATCAGCGCCAACAGCAACAGGAGCAAGGCCCCCGCTAACAGTAGCGGCAGTGATGTTCAGTCCAGTTGCGATCTCAACACCACCAGCGGTAATACCGAGGTCGATGTCTGTGAAACCAGAACCAGTGTCTGTAATCGAATACCCGATGACACTAGACCCAACAGGCAACTGTACCAATTCGGCATTATCGGCGGCGGCCTCAGTCGTAGTGGTTAGGTTGAACGTTGCTGTCTTAGCGTGGCTCAGGTTGTTATACTTCTCACCAGAGGAAGCCTCTTTAGCGGTGATTTCGGTGCTTTTAAATAAAGCCATAATATTACTCCTTGTTAACTATTGATTAAGCAGGCGAACGGTCGCAAAGAATAGGGACAACCTTGCGGTCTTCCATACGAACAGCCCCAGTGCGCAAGCAACTGTAAGCATACCAGTTGAAACGTTTGTCACCACGACGCTCAACGTCAGTGGAGAGGTCGGGGTTAGTTACGACGCGAGCGGCACTCTTAACCCAAGCGAAACATCCAACAACGTCGGTGGAGTCCGTATCAACAGGCTCATCAGAGGCGTTGAAGTCTAGGTGGTATGCTGTACCGCCAGTGTTGATGTAAGGGATCTGATTAGAGAACACGAACTCGAAGCCCATGAACGTATTAATCTCACCGTTAACCAATGCTTTAACCGTATTGAAGTCTGTGGACGTGGCTTCAGTGGTAGCTAAAAGCTCCATCTGTTCCTGTGGCCCCATTGCAATATACGCTTTGTTCATTGGATCATCGAGGTCAACGTTGGCTTCCAGCAAGAGCTGACGAGCACTACGCAACTTGGCGATGGTCATACCTGCTCCACCAGCCGCAACAGCGTAGGTAAAGTCGATTTCATTTGCAGTTCCGCCACCTTTTCCAGAATACGCAGTTCCCAAGAGCCCTTTAAGACACTCAATGGTTTTCTTGCGGTTCAGGGCAGAAGCCATACGTTGTACATACTCTGACTCAGGGTCAGTAAGCATCTGTACTTTGTCGAAGCGGTCGAGCATCAGACCAACATCATAAGGCGTAGCAATAACGCGACGACGTTCATGTGTGATGTCTGCTTCTGGTGAATCGCCGTAACGATCAATAACTTCAGAAGCGAAAACGCTACCTAGCTGATCGTAATATTTTTCTTCACCTGTGATGGAGTCAGAGAGGGTTTTTCCCTCAAACTGACCACCTTTGAGTTCAAGTAGCAAGTCCAGTGTTGAACCATACTGCTTAACGAATGCGGTACTAATAGTTGTTGAAGCCATTTTTATCTCCTTGAGTAAGCTTCCAGTAAACATGAAACACACACTTGGCGTTTCGCTAATGTTCGGCTGGGTTATCCTCAAGGCGAGGGGCCAATTCCTACCTATTTAAGTCCGGTGGGACTCCAGAGACTCCAAGGGCTTGCAAGCAAGGTTGTCCTCAGGTCTCTGGTAATACTCCTACCCCATTACGAGGTAGTCGTCAAGTTCTAAATGTTATCACCTAGCTTGTTCATCAGGGAGGCGCGCTTAGCCTTGATGTGAGAAGGCACAGGGTCTCCCTGACTGATATACTGCTTGTACTGGGCGTTAACCTCCCCTAGCTGGTCTTGTAGGCCAGTGAGGGAGCGTGTCATGTGATGTCCAATCTCTGGATCATCAGCCAAATCATTTGCAATCTTACCAAGAGGAATGGCGATAGCAGGGTCAGACAGTGCTCCTGAAGCTTTAAGCGCGTCAACGTCAGCACCAGACTTAGTGAGCATTGCGTGAATAGCTCCTTCAATAGAGGCTTTTCCATCTCCCCACTCCTTATCAATTACTGCTTGGTTGGCTTCAGCGTTCTTCTTGGCAATGTCTGACACACCCGTAACATCTCCCGCAACTTGGTCAAAGTACCATTCAAGCATGTTAGCGGCGGCATCAGTGGACATACCCTCCTTCAAGGCTTGCTCTTTAAACCCATCAATCTTGCTCTGGTAAAATGGAACCTGCTCAGTTCCTACAAGCTCACCAAACTCTTCACCGATAGAGAAGTCATAGCCCTCTACGGTTTCGGGACGCCCCATCTTAATAGCGAAAGCTTCCCTCTCTTCGTCTGTAGCATCCTTGGATGGAATGTCACCCTTCTTACCGTTCCATGAGGCAAGCTCTGTGATGTATTGAGCGAGCTCGTCAGCATTCTTACCTTTAAGACGCTCTAACGTTTTGTTGCCCTTGAGGTCTTCGCTCTCAATCTTGGACATGAAAGTGTCTGTGAACGCCAGGTCCTCAGATACAGCCTCGGTGGGTGCTTCCACTGGAGCATCAACAACGGCCTCCACAGGGGTGTCTACAACGGCTTCTGGCACATCCTCTACTACTGCTACTTCATCACTCATAATTCTCTCCCTCTTCCGCCATATCAACTGGCTTCATATTTATCTGTTTCTTAATGCTACGGATAACTCCTCTCAAAGAGTCGAACTTAGCGCAAATCACTGGGTCATTGTATTCTCCCTCATCTTCCCATCGACAATAGCCTGTAAGGTGCTTGAGCACTATGCGGGCATCTTGGGAGCTGGGGTCAAATAGAGAGCAATACGCCCTCCGCACTGCCTCTGGGTCTTGTGTGTCCTCAAATCGGTACACAACTCCATCTACTACGTCCATACTAAGTCTCCTCTCGACTTGTTATGTTAGGCTTGCGCCTGTGCTTGTACTTCTGCGGCTGGGCTTCCCTCTTCCGCAACTTTACTAGATTTAGAATATGCTTCAGCGGCCATTGTAGCCTGCTGTCCGTCTTGCTCTGCTTTAAGCTGTGCGGCTCTCTGGTCACGGATCTGCTTGACCTGCTTGTCATGCACCTTCATAGCGAATGGAGCCATGTTAACTTCCATTGCAAACGAGGCAAACGCATCAGCGTCAATGTTGTCCCAGACTTCAGGCTTAACTTGTCCAACCAAACCAATCTGCTCTAGTGCGGTCATTGTGCCGTACAGCTCGATCTGTCTGGTGGCGAGGTTGGCCTTTCCAACTAGCTCAAAGTCAATGTTAACCTCTGAAAGCTCTGGAATGTCCAACTCTGGAAACTTACCTGCACGTTGCATGAGAGCAAAGGCTCTGTTCAATACAGGCTTCACCATCTCACGTTCAATACGGCTAACAGCAGGGGTTAGAAACTGCATACTCAGGTCAATGCGCTGGCTACTCTCCGTAGCAGAGCTGATGTTCTTCAAACCGTCTAACGGATTGAATAGCGGTACATAGAAAGCGTCCAGCACCTCTTGCTCTTTACGCATAATGGCTTCGTCATTAACAATGACGTTGTCCTGCGCTATGAGCTGTTCAGGCTTGCTCTGGGGGTTGTTAGGGTTCCAGTAGATGATGGAGCCTTGATCGTTAGAAATGCGTCTGGTGGAGCCGTCGTTAGGGGCCAACCAAGGCGGATTGGAGACACGTTCAGCGGCACGAATGCGTGAAGTCTCCATGCTGTTAATCATAGGGAAGGTTTGCGATACCTCAATAGCTGGGGAGCGTCCATACACCTCGTAGTTGGTCTTGTAGAAGCGTCCAACGCTATAAGGCATCTCGTCAAAACCGCTCTCAACCACCCATTCTTGGTCTTCTTCACAGACGTAATAAGAGGCAACTGGCTTCTTCTTCTTATCAAATGACTCTGGATCAGCGTCCTTGCGAGGCATGGTGATGTGGACAAAGTTGAATTGACGGTCTGTAGACTTCACTTGGTCTAGGTATGGTCGAACTTGATCTGGAATATCGTCACCAAACTGCTGTTCAGCCTGTCGTGCTGTTAGCTCAAACGACCGGAACACCGTATCAATCTCTTCACGGTAGTTTTCCTTGATGTAGAAGGAGTCAATGTAGTGGGAGCGGAAGTTAAGGTCACCTTTATACATCTCTGTGTACAAGCAGGCGTTACCAATATCACCGAAGTTACCCATGCACTGACCAATCTCTAAATAGAAGTTGGAGGCGTTAAGCGCATCAATGAAGGTTTGTGAGGCTTTGTTAAGCGCGGCTTTAACAGCATCCCCGCTCATGTCCTCAGTCACAACACGTAGCCAGTTTTGGCCTGTTGGGAAAAGGTGAGACATCATTCCAGCCGTAAACATACGACGAGACTTGATGCCAATGTCAATAAGACGACGCTCAGACTTGCGCTCTCCAGCAACATGCTTCTTCTGGATGGAGTCAGCTTTTGGATTGCACCATTCCGTAGCGTCTTGCCACAATGATTCAAAATCGTTGCGTTCACTGCTCTCTTTAGCGGAGCCGTATAGCTTTAGCAAATCTTGTGGTTCCATAAATGACTACCCTTGTTTAAGGTTGGTTCCGCCGCCAAGGGTTTGACCACGAGTGATCCAAGACTTTTTAGCTCCACCCTGACGCTTACGGGTGTCTTTTGCGATGTCAGCTTGCCCTCTAGCCTCTACTGGCTCTGCGGGGGGTGCTGGAGGTGGTGGTGCTTTAGGTGCTTTACCTTTTCCCATGTAACTTCTCCGTTAATCGTTTTAAATTATATGCTTTGTATTTGTTCTGCTCTGAATACCTGATGTCTTCATCATCTCTTTCAAACACTATCCATTCAGGCTTGAAAGTTAGGTCATCGAGGAGCTGTAAAAGCCTCCCCAAATCACCTGCGACGTACTGTATTAGCCAACAGTCGCATTTGTCAACCTTATTTTCTCCCTCAGTTGAGATCAACAAGCCCTTGCGGTGAGGGATAGCCATAGCAAAGGCGTCTTCACCTGAGTAAATGTACCCATTCTGCAAATAATAGTCCACGAGCTGATAAAAAGGCTCAGGGCCAAACAAATCCATAGCCTGTTCTACAGGTCTTTTCATGGCATCTCCACTTTTGCCCAGAATTGAGGGTCTACAAAGCTACGGTGCGGATTCATTAATGAATCCCGAAACTCTCCGTTCACCCAGTACGCTTTTGACCATCCTCCATAGCGATGTGCGTAAAGATACGCCACGCCTTCCTCGGATGGTTTCTCGTCTTCAAAAATCTGCCAGTCAATTGGTTTCATTTGATCTGCTCCCATGCCTCTTCAAGCTGTGCCTTGGTTAGTGTGAGGTCTTTTAACAGCTCGTCACGCTCCTTGGATAGCCTCTCACACATCTCACGTAGGTTTTGCCCCGCAATCACTAGCTCCCTCAAGCCTTCCTTCTCAATCTCTACCATTTCTTCCATTACCAACTCCAATTGTTATCTGTATACTCGTCTGCATCACCCACTTGTTCGGGTAAATAGACATCATCCATCTCCTCACCACGCAAATAGTTGCGGACAAGGCTTAAATAGTCTCCCATAATCATCGTTCTAAAGGCGTCAGCACCATGAGATGCGGCTCCACACACCTTACACGTCTTTGAATGGCACGGTTTACCCGTATTACCTTCGTGATAGTTCTCTAAATGCGTAATCAACACCTCACAATTGGGCTCATAGATGTAAACATCCTCCCAGCGTTGCCTGCAAATCTCAATATCAGCTATAACACTGTCAGTCTTAGGCACTCTTTCAAACTGTATCCCCACTTCACGAGCTTTGGAGATGAGGTCACCAAATAACATCTTCTTTTTAGCATCATGTGGAGCATAATGACCTGCATATTTGTAACCACGGCTCTGCAAAATGCCCTGATAGTGCTCAATCTGATGACCTGTGTTCTCGTAATAGTCCACAATCTTCCAAATGTCTGTCGTGCCTACACGTTGTTGCTGTGCAAACACAATGGCCGTCGCATCACTCTCTTTACTAGCTCCTCCCAAGTCCCAGAACGTCCATGTAGGGGCATCTTTGGTGACTTTGAAGTGTCCAATACGCTTCTCTTTGCGTGCGGTGAACATGCTTCTGTCGTAATAACTGCTCTCAACCGTTGCAATAGCCTCATTTAAGAACTCTTGCTTAGTTTTAGCTAAGGACGCCCCACTATCAACCTGCCACTGAATGTTATCGTACAAACTGCCTGTGTCGGGGTTGGTTTGTCCAGCAAGCTCAGGGTTCACACAGATCTTATCATCCTCTGGATAGTCGTCAGGCGTCACCCAGTAATACTGCTTCGTGTTCTCGGGCCGTAACCACTCACTAAACCAGCCATGAACACCGTTGTTTCTTATAATGTCTTTGTATAGGTGGTTCTCCTTACCCCTCATTGTGCCGTTAAAGATGGCCCAACCGTTGTTCTGTCTCAAAATAGGGCGGATGTAGTCAAACATCTCTGGCTTCTGGTTCTGCCACTCAGAGAACACAAAGCCTTTACCGTCATTACCAACCACTTTACCGCTGTCGGTTCCCTTCATACGAATGATGGAGCCATTAACAAGCTCAATGAAATGGTCAGAGTTGTTCTTACGCTTCACAATGGAGGCGGGGCATAGTAAGTCCACTAAAGGCCCACTCTTACCATCAATGGTGGTGATGGAGTCCCATAAAATCTCTTTACCGTCTTCCAGTGTTGGGAAGCAGTAGTAGTAGGTTCCAACCTCCATCAGAGCCTGCCGTACCATGTAGGAGAAGCATGTGAGGTCTTTACCGGCGCGTCGATGCCAGCTAATGACAGCATACCTAGCGCCTAAGTCCATGGCCCTCCAGAACCCCATTTGATAGGGGCGAGGCGTAGTCACTGGAATTTGTATATTAATCTAACAACTCCTTATACGACACCACCTGAATGATGACGTCGCGGTCTTTCTGCTTCAGGTTCTGAATGTCCTTGAGCTGTGCAATCTCGGCCGCTGTGATCTCTCCAGACAGTAGTCTAGCGTCTAAGAAGTCACCAACAGCATCAGCACGTTCCTCGTCCGTCATGCGCTTACCAGAGGCTGTGGAGGTGGCTTTAGCCTGCTTTTCCCACTCAGCCTTAATGGACGTCTCAGCCTCACGCATAGCTGTCTTGTGCCACTTCAGTATCATTGACCACATACCCCCACAGAAGGCGTGTACGGCCTTGTTGTCCAGCTTAGGGAAGGCTCGCTTCACCTCTGAATATAACACCTCTCTGTTCATAACGTCCTTTCAAATAAAAAAGGGCTATAACGTGCCTTACAACGTCCCAGTGTTGATGTAGCGGCGGAGGGAGCTACCGAGAAAGAAAGGCCATCAACTAACCTATGAACCATGAAACGTAAATTAAGCCTGCGGGTCAACTCATTGTGACTCCCGTTTTATTAAGCGTCAGGCTACGCTACATCATCGACAAATTCTCCCAGCAACTCTATCTGCACCACCGTGGCGTCTGGGTATAGCTTGGCAAACTTCTCATCAACCTCAGCTATTGTGAAGCCAGACGCAAAGCATTCCGACGCCTCCTCGTCCTCCTCTATCCAAACTATCTGATATGCGTTGCTGTTCATGGGAAGAGGGTTGTACGCCTGCTTTGATAATGTGTCAAGAGAAAGTTTTAAACTTCAATAGCGAAGCCTGTATTCAGTGCGAGCGATAGCGAGCAATTTTTAGTGCATAAGCTCTAAATTCT